AGTCTGAACTGCAGAAAAATTAGAAGCCTTATTATTGTTGTAGAAGTCTATGACCTTTTGTGCTGCGCTGTAATCTCTGGTTCCTCCGGTGCACACGGATGCAGGCAAAGCCATTCCCGTTATGATCGCCTTGGACATCTCGTTGCCAAGAGGATAGATGTACAGAGAGTCTCCCAGAGTGCTGAAGTATGCCACCTTGATCTGCTGGCTTACTGCAACTGAGCTTATGAGTATGTCGACACTGTTATTTACAAGTGCCGCTTTTCCAGTGAGTTCGATGTTAGACATCTGCCCTGGAGTCGCGCCGTCTATATGTACTACGGCACCGCTAGAACGTGCAAATAGATCAGGCATTATGCACTCACCTTCGTATCAAGGCTCTTTAGAGATTCTGCGGTAGAGCTCATCGAGCTTGCCATCAGTCTATTGACTGCCAGGAGATCGACCATAGTCTTAGCAGAAGTCAGTGTTGCTTTTTGCGCTTCATCCGTCTGCTTCTGCTGCTCAGTCATCTTCTCCCGCTCGACCTTGTCTTTGTTCATTATGTCCCGCTCTACCTCAGTTCGAAGCGTCTCTATCTTCTTGGCTCGTTCGGCGGGATCCTTTGTTTCCAAGATTTGATTAAAGGCAGTCATGTCTGCCTTCTGGCGCTCAAGAATCTGTAGTCTGGCGGTATCTCCCGAGCTCTTTGCCGCAGCTAAATCTGAGTCTATATTGGCCAACGACTCCTGAACGGCCTTTCTCATGCCGGGATCGGTAACTCCGCTGGCGGACTGTAGTAGCTCAGTGAATGAGAAGCCGTCCTGATCGACTGCGGTCTCTGCCTCTTGTTGAGACATTCCGCCCTTTACCTTTTCCGCTATCTTGCTGTCTCGTATCTGCTTAAGGCCTTGGGATAACACATTCTGCATGCTGCTATCCGACTTGAATACGTCATTCAGCATTCTCTGATTCTCAGTAATAGCAGTAGCGGTTATCTCCATGCTGGTCATTCCGCCATTTCTAGCACGCTCCGCCTCTTCGGCTTGGCGTATGCGTGCAGTGCGCATAGTTCCCTTGTCGGAAGCTAAGCCGAAACGATCCATGCGCTCGCCAAGATTGGACAGCATGGCGTTCTTGACCTCAGGTCTTAATGCCCCAGAGGTCTCCAGCTTGTTCAAGAGATCTACTCTGGCCTGCTGGCTGTCCAGCTTATTAAAGGCAGCTGCAAACTGAGTAAAGTCCATGGCCTTGATCTGATCGGCAGTCATTCCAAATGCCGACATCAGCTCAGAGCCGCCTGCCGTGGTCATGTCGGCAACTACCTTCTCTATGTCCACACCTTGTTCGGTAAAGGCGCGCTTTACGGCTCCGGTAACGCTTACGTTCTCGTTTTGCGCATAGAACCTATTGATATCGTTCATCGACATGGACATTCCTGCAGCCACGGCTTCTCGACCGGTAAATGCCGCCAGGTTTATTCCCTGCTTGCTGGCCAACAGCTGATTGACCGCCCCTGGATCAATGTCTCGCCCGGCACGGAAGTCATTTACAAAAGATTGAATCTCCTGCTCGGAGACTACGCCGGCATTTCTAGCCAACTGCAACGAGGCAAACGCCTGTACAGACGGATTCTCCATTCCCTTCGCAGCGATGTCTCTCGATAATGCCAAAGCTTGATCCATAGTCATAGGCGTTCCCATGGTTCTGGATAGAGCTACACGAGACATGGCGGCCGTGCCCATTGCGATTCCTGCCGATCCTCCCAGGCCCATGTCCTGAGCTAGCTGCGCTGCAGTCTGCAATACGGCCATGGATCCACGGGCATCTTGTCCTGCGAACCTGCCTATTTGAACCGCCTGCTCAACTTGCTGCATCATGGAAGCTCCAGCCTTTCGCTGAGCCTCGGCCTGCAGGAATTCCTCAGTACGGGCATCCACAGGTCCGGTAAATCCTGCCTTTAGTCTGGAGAATTCCCGGCCTGCGGCATTAGCCAGCTCCTCGCCAAATCTTCCACCATAAATGCTCTGCATGGACTGAGTTATCTCATTAACCTGCATGCCCATGCGCTTACCGGCCTCTACGACGGCGCTAAAGCCTTCAAGCTGTCGTGCTATGCCGTCTTCTAGTCTCTTTACGTCTTCTGGCTTTATGGCACCAAAGAGATCTACTCCACTTGAGCTAAGCAGCCCAGAACGAGTAAGCTCCTGCATTAGCTGCCCGGACTTGCTTGCACCCATTCTACGCAGACCGGAATATGGACCACCTTCGGATTCAAGTTGAGAGGTAAGTCCTGCGGCGATGCGATCCAACGTGAATACACGTTTGCCGTTTTCCTCAAAGGTAGCCGTTCCCAAAGCGCCCATCATTGAGAGAGATTGTGTTGCCGCTGAGGTAAACTGCATTGGATTTCTATCCAATCCAGTAATCCCCATCAACATGTCGCCAAGGCCGGCCATCGCTCCTGCTTCGGCGCCGCCCATGGTTCCTGCTGGAATCATCGACGATACTGTCATGGCAAGATTGCCAAGATTTGCGGCATTTGTAGCCGTGTTAAGTATGGTCTGCGCTTTGCGCTTTAATGCAGGATTGTTATTAAGCAGCTCATTCGCTTTCTTGGCTGCCTCGGGAGTGTTCTGTCTTGCCAGCTCCATTAGCGGCTGAAGCTCAGGATCAGCTATGCTCTGACCTGTTGCCGCAGTGAACAGATCGAATACGCCTTTGAAGCGAGATCCCTCGCCAGACAAAGCATTTACATTGGCCAGCTGTACTCCTAGATTGTAGCCTTCGCCCTGCTGTTCAAATCTCTGTAGCGGGACTCCGAAATTAGTATTGGAGTACTTTAAGTATTCTCGAGTCTGCGCAAGCTCTTCGTTGTACAGATCTATGGCGGCTTGGCTTGAAAAGTCGGCAGGCATGCTGAGAGCACGAGGAATGGACTTGCCTAATCGTCCTTGCAGTTGCGCATACATGAACGCTCCTGCATCTCCTCCGCCGATTGGCATGGAAGACATCATGGACGACACCGCGCCTGATATAGGTCCGAACATTCCTCGTAAGCCAGGAGAAGTGACCAGTCCTCCGGCCATCTGAGTCATGGCGCCGGCCTCTGGCCCAAACATAGACCCTACAATATTGCTAAATTGTCCAAACATTGTTGGACTCGTAAATGGCTGCGGACCAAGATAAGTCGTATTGGCCAATGGCACATTGCTACCAGACATTTGCATATTTGCCTGGAGTTGGCTGGCAATTTGAGCCATCATGGCTCTATTTTGCAGCTGATATGCCTGCAGAGGATTTGAGAAGGGATCGTTCATAGATACGCTATTCGTCTATTTTACCAAAAAGCGCCTTCCACTCTTCATAAAGCTCCTCGTTAGTCTGCTGCTGTTTGCGAATAGTCAGATCTATTGAATAATCCACCTTGTCCAGGTATTCAGACGTAGCCGTGTTTAATGGCTCCAGGGGGCTTTCGTAGATGCCCGCAGCTACTATCGCCCGTCTGTTGTCCAATACGACTGCAGCCAATTCTCGCTGCCTTAGATAGGATCTAAAGGCCAATAAAACATTCTCTCTGGCTACTCCCAAAACGCTGCCATCTGGTGCATGGCTATAAAGAGCATTTTGATATGCGTCAAGAATCAGTAGGGACCATCGGCCCCATTTGGAAAAAAATTTGCATCCGCTGTCTCCTTGGTCATCTGCAGGACTTCCGAGTCGAATCTTTGATACTTCTCGAAAAGTACGTTATATAGAGGAGTGCTTATGTCTGCAAATTTATCTACGGCAGCCCAAAGTACTTTTTGTCCAGGAGAGCCGTATACCGAGGCCTCCTTCTTCTGCATGTTTCCTGCGGAGTCCTTAACAAAGAAAGTTTCTTTTTTAGGTACGCTAGGATACATATCGAAGACGTTTGAATATGACTTGAGGTTAATGCCGTCCTCAGAATCAAACTGAAGTTCGCACAAAGATACAGCTAGGCAGAACCTCATGTGCGCTCCTGCCAAAGCCATCATGGAGGAGTAAGGTACTCTACCGCTTTGAATTACAATTGCTTCAGATACAGCATCGAGCTCTGAAGTCGACAGTGTCTTAAATGTAGCTTTAACCTTGCCGCCAAATAACTCAAATGTACGACGGTATGCCTTATTCGACACTACAGACTTAAGAAACTTTATCTTCTCTTCCTCAGGAATGACTAAATCCGGCTCGGGCACCTTTGCACCCTGCTGAAGATTTTCATTTAGCTGCTTTATATTTTCACTTAAGTCTTCAATCTTCTGCTGAGCCTGCTTAGCAGACTGACGCATATCTGGAGGTAAATCATCCTCTGCCACAGGGGCTACCTGCTCTGGTGGAGCATCAGCCTCAACTAGGTTTCCCGCCTCGTCTGCCTTATAGATCTTACCTGGCTTTAGGGCCTTGAAGTCCATGTTTATTCCTTGGTTCTAATTTTATTCTCAGCGATAATGGTGTAGTTGCCCTCAAAGCTTTGGGCTTGACTACTTAGAGTTACAGGCTTATCGAAGCCATCCTTCTTGAATCTTAGCTTGTCGTCGACAAAGCGCGAATCGGGATTCATTTTTCCAAACTTTTCCAGCAGAGCTGTTGTGCCTGGCCAGAAGTAGCTACGATCTGCCCCAATTCCTGGAGTGGCAGCTCCTGAGGGCTTCGTAGGATCAACGCCCTTGAAGATCATTGGCTTGCCTACGCCTTGAGCACGATAGGTCTGCTGCCAATCACTTTCAAACATTACAAATTGAGTGTCATCCGGAATGCCCCGCAACTCAGAGCCTGGGTAGCAGAAGGTGAGGTTCTTGAGAGAGCTAGACGTCGTACCTACTACCGACAAGTCTACCTGCTCCTGCATTTCCTGTTGGCTCTGTACGTAATCTTGAATGCCGTCAGATTGATCTGAAATAGCGGTTTGAATGGTCTTTACGTATTCCTGTAGAGTGGAGTCCTCCAGCTTTCCTATTTGAGTACTTACTCCAGCATAGGAGCTAGAGGTCATGCCTCTTGAGAATACGCCGGAGCCCTTCACCAGGAACTGCATGTCTCTGTCTTTTCCGGAGGCCAGCAGGCTATTTCCCTGCATGAAGAATCCGCCTGCAGTCTGCATTCCGACTCCGCTGCTTGTAAGCAAAAAGTTGGTGCTTGCATCAGGGTTGTCGACATTTGTTACAAACAGCACTTGCTCAGACAGAGATATGCTTCGAGATCCCTTGGTGACTATGTCTGCCTTTCCAGAGTCTACATACACTCTACAGTTGTTAGTTTGATTGCCTATATAGACCTCTGAGGCTACGCTACAAACGCTGGATTTAGGCGCCTTAAACCAAATACCTTTATAGGTATTGCTGTTGTTATTGGGATCCTTGAAGGTCTCGTCGTCCTCCTGGAAGACGTTTGTGGCCTCCGCCTTGGACTCAAGTAGAATGCCTCCTGCTCCGTCGTTACCTGCCAGAACTGACACGTTGCGATCGGCGTGAAGCCGTATGTCGCCAATATTGGCACTTAGCTCAACGTCCGTTCCAGCTATATGAGACACGGTGTCTCCAGCCATCGACACCACGTTTCTACCTGCTCGCAAGGTGATGTCTCCTGGGCAGGATATATCTATGGATCCCGCACGCATACTTATTGTGGAGCCGTAGCCGTCCTGAAGATGAATAGACCCATCTTCGTGCATCATTATCATTGCGCGGGATGCAAAGTACTTAGCCTCTTCACGAGCATTGATCTGCAGCTTGCCCAGCTGAGGAAGCTTTGCAAACATTCGTTCGGAGCTAACGCCATTAGAGGCAGACACAAATCCTGAGCCATCTATCGTGGTCCTGAAGTTCGCTAAGTCTATTTCGTCTATATCCTTAAACGTCCAGTCATTGGTGCGCTCTTTAAAATTAAGAGTCGCCCTATGATTCTTGAATGCCGCAAGGTCGGAGCTGGCGGCTGTATACAACAAAGATGCGTGCGGCAGCTCTTCTTCAATGCCGGTAATAACTGCGTCTGCTGCATTGACCTCATTTTCAGATCTTGCCTGCTCAGCCGTCTCGGCGTCGTCTCCACGACTGTCGTCGGGGCGATATTGCTCTCTGGGAACAGGAATGAGGCAGTCTTTTATAAACGCAATAGACTTGGCAGAAACTACCGTGTAGGCTCCGGAGGTATCCACGTGCTCTCTGAATACTCCGTTTTCATCCTGTTCATCGGAGGCAGTAGCGAGCCGTACTGATTCAAGCTTTGGCACCGTTACAAAGCTAAGTTTGAGATTTCCTAAGTAACCCTCGAATTCAGAGTAGCGCCACCAGCCTATCTGATCGACCTCCTGAGGCTTGTACGTGCCTGTAATCGCTTCCTTGCCTGGATAGGAGGATCTGTCTGTAGCGTCGGCTTTAGGTGCTTCTCCGTATTGTTCGGTTCCACCCAAAGACTCTATGACATAGGGATTAAGTCTGCGGACCTCGGTATAGTCTCCTACATCGGCAAATTTAAGAACTTCGGAACCAGCCGTATTCTGCTCATAATTAAATGCACTGACTCTTACCAAGGAGTCCAGGTAGTGGCACTCCACAGAGCAGTCCAGTCCGGATACAAGGGATGCGTGCAGTGCACCTACAAAAAGTCCGCAACCAAAGGAATTAAGTACTGTCGTATCTCCAGGATACGCATCAATAGGTTTACCTGCATTAAAGTTATGGAAGACGCAGTTAAGAGGCCCAGTGTCTGATATGTCGTCTCTGAAGCTGCCTACAGGCGAATTCGCAATGAGCTCCGGACTACCTAGGGAATTGCTCTCTCCTAAGTATGAAGATATACCTCCCAGAATTACAGCCTGGTTTACTCCAAGCGCTGGAGTAGTCATCGCTAAGACTCTACTGCCTACGCCGTATAGAGAGCTGGTTCTAGTCGCAAAGCTATGAGTGCTGCCGGTGGGATCCAGGGCCACACCGACCATGTCTGGCATGCCAGCCACTCTAAGCCGGTAGCACTGCAACTGCTGGTTGACTTCCAATACAGTTGCTACGAACGTATAGTCGTTTAATAGCGACTTACTGACCAATTCGGAAACGCGCATAGGCTGGTCGTACTTAACCGAAGTTAAGGGTGAGCCTGCTGCCGCAGAAACTTTAGTGGAATTAGTAGTGAGTGGGGTGCTCATAAAAGTAACTAGGCTCCGTTTCCGGAGCCTAGTATAGCGCTTATCTTTGGATTTACAAACTCTAGGTTAGGCCAGTTCCATAGTCGAGAAGATCATCTGGACGTTCTCTCCGATGATTGCTGTATCGACGTTCATGGTAAGTCCAAACTGTGCAATAACAGGCTCTCTGATGGTAATTGTATTGGTGTCTACATCAGTCTTGTCACAGCCTGCTACGCCTGAAAGCTCAAGATTCTTACCCTTAACATTGCACACATTGCCAAAGGTAGTGTAGAAGCTCTTTACGATTCCCTTCGAGCCTACGATCTTACCCAGTGCGAGAGTACCTGAGGCACGGCCGGCGATGTAATAAACATCGTCTGCCTTAGCAAGGTCGTAAACAAAGCTCACCTGCTGCTGATATGAGAGCTGGAGATTTTGAATTAAAAGTCCAGAGCTCTTACCATCAGCACCCAAAGAGGGAAAGGTTAAAGTAGCTTTATCGACGCTGAAGCCGCCTACTACGTTTCTAGGTGTTTTGCCGAAAATTTCTGTAGCCATCTATGGTTCCTTTTAGATTACGAGGGTGATGTCAATGATGTTCATTGGCAGCGGTACGCTGATTTGAATCTTGACGAGAAGCGTATCCTGTGCGGTTGCTGGAACCGTGATAGAGACGATCTCGTAAGTCTTCAGCTGAGGACCTACTGTAATTGCACCATTGGTGGCGGCAAGAGTTCCGAGGGTCTGACGAATTGTGGCCTCGACGAGAGCCGTAGTCTCTTCCGTGATGTTTACACGGCCGACTAGGTTGCGAAGAGCGTCACCAAGCGTAAACGACACGGAGTCTACGTTGCAGGTTACCGACTGTTCCTTGCGATAAAGATCCAAGGTAGAAGTGCTGAGCTGACGCTCAGAGTAGATCTTGCCTTCGTTGGTATTACGAACTACCCAGATGCCTCCGTCGCGAAGAGTGTCCAGATCTGCCTCGCTGAAGAGCGGAGACGTGATGTTCAGGCCGTCGAAGCCAAGCAACTCTACGTTCGAGAGTGGCTGTTGTGGACGAGAGCCGGAACGAAGACCTGCGAATGCGCAGGCAACGTACCAGTTCTTTACCGAGGATCCGTCTACACGAAGTCCGTTAACTCCACGATCTGGGACAACTGCGAATACGCGCTCTGAGCTGAAGCCGCCCGCAACAGCTACATACTTGGATGCAGCAGCTGCCGAAGTTAGATCGCGGAAGATCTCGATCTTAAAGTTGGAAATAGCTGGGTCTGTTGCAGAGCTGATTACGAGAGTGTCGTTATCAACTACTGCAAGCACCTTGTACTCAACGTAAGTCGTTCTACCGTAGGCATCAGTGTTAAACTTGGTGCGGACATAGTCACCGACCTGGACAGTTTCCGTAAACTTTGGAGCAACTGCGCCGCCCGACTCATTAACGGCATTTACGTACCACTTGCCTGCAGCGAATACAGCACTGGTGCCGAAGATATTGACGCCGTTTGCGTCCTTATCCTGGATCTTGTTGTGGAGTTCGATCTCCGGAGCAATCCACATGACGCGGAAGCGGCCGGTTGCAGGAGCAGACTCGTCTGTAACGTGGCCGACGAAGGCGTTCCAAATTTCGGACGAAGTGGTAAGTGGAACAAGGCCGTAGCAGTTGCGATTACCCTTGGCGAGAGACAAAGCGTCTGCAAAGCCACGAGTACCATTCAACGTCTGCGAGACGGTGGGGATGAAGTGCACTGTTGCGCCGTTGGCATTGGACCACGCCTTGTAGACACCATATGCCAGAGGATTGTCTGGGTGGATGGTACCGAGCTGAGTAGTGATGTCGGCCAGGGTATTGACCGAACCGACTTCGCGGGCAATGGCCTGGAATGCACGATACTGAAGGTAGAACTTACCTGCAGTGACATATGCATCGGTTTGACCGCTGTTTACGGCGGAGTCGCGAGTGATGAGAATGTTCTCTACCAGCAAGTTACGTGCATCAGAATCGGTTGGATTCTGCAAAGTCCAGTTTGGATTGACTCCGTTTGGTTGGTACTTACCGAGCTCAACAGTCTTCTTCTTGGAGAGTCTGAGGTGGGCTGGGGTAACTGACGAAGTAACCGCATCAGCAAAAACCAACTTATCTAGCACTGGGACGGATGCGCCAGTCACGGGAATCGTGAAGACGTCGCCACGAACAAAGCCCTTCTGTTGATTGGCTAGAGTGCCTCCTGCGCCACCAGCAACTAAGGTTATTTTAAGACCGTAGCTGCCAATAGTGATATCTGCAGTCTGGCCGTTAAGGACAGTAAATGTGCTGGTTACGTCAGCGCCATTGTTTGTAGAGACCTGGAACTGAGGGGCATTTGTGGTGTTTTCGTTTGCAAAGCTACCACCCTTGATGCAGCTAAGGATGTAGGTGGTGTTTGGAGTGCTAGCAGAGAAGCCGCCGGCGACAGTGCCAACAGTTGCAAAAGTACCGCCTGCGCCTAGAGTCAACTTAGTGTGAGCAACAGTGATGCTGAAAGATACGGTTGCACCAACAAAAGCTGTGTTATTAGAGAAGGCGAGTGCAACTGTAGCCCCACTTGGCAGAGCAGTAGTCACACCGGTTGTTTTGCCTGTTCCCGTAGCGCTATCTAGTCCAGTGTCGGAAACTACTACGTAATCTACGGTCGTTGAAGTAACGGCCGTTACTGTGAGAGTATAGTTCGTTACAGTTCTACCAATAGATCTTGGATCTGCTGCATAAACAGTAGCTCCAGTGCCAGTTAGATAGGCTGCTCTACTTAGGGTAAAGTTAAATCCAGATACTCCTCCAATGCCGCTTTGGCTAGCGCCAGTTGCCGCACTAGATAACCCTTGGCTAGCCTCAGCGGCTATGTTATCCTTCTGAGTGCCTCCAGGCGTGCCAGACGAAGCACCAACTACAGTACCATCGAAACCGGTTACGACCGAAGTGTGGGCCAGACCTGAAGAGCTATAGATCTGGACAATATCGCCAACGGCGACATCCTGCACCAAGTTTACGTTACGAACTGTGCTAGAGCCCTTCCAACCCTGAGTTGAAACGCTGGAAGAGATGCTATTGGTACCTGCTGAAAGCGCAGTAGCAGCAAAGTTATTAGATTGAGCTAACTGAGCGTAAGTAAGGTAAGCGTCTTCTACGAAAACCTTAGCATAATCGGCATCGAGCAATGAGGCATAGGCAATGCTGGGAATGGCGTAAGTGGTATCTGCAGTGAAGATACTTCTATCCGTACCGACATGGCTTGCGTCACTGCGCGTTGCTACAGTGGCGATAAAGCCAGAGGACTTCTCTGCGGCAACACCATAGCGAACTAGCTGGCAGCTAGGACCTACGATGCAGGCTCTGAGCTGCTGGGCCACGACATCAGGGGTAGCTTCAAATTCACGTCTAACGATTACGGCTGGTTTTGGGCTGGCCATAGTTCGGTCATGCTCCTAGTTGATAGTTGATCTCTGTGTTCTTCATTATAGCATTAACTGAGATTTGTCTCAGCAAACGAGACGCCTGGGGAGTTAAAGTCCAGGAGTAAACAAATTCGTACTGCACCGGAATCTGAATTACGATATTTTCCAGATTTTGTTCCATATCTCCGGGCTCATTGATTGCCGGGACTTCCCATCGAGAAAAGCCCATCCATTCTCTTAATAGTGGGCCAAAATGGCTTAAATAGCCATGTACCTCTCTAGCAATCAGTTCGGCTTGAGCTACTGTTTTGGCTAACACCAATACAGTATGAGTACCAGTGATTCGCTTGTAATAGTCCGATCCAGTGCCTCCTAAGGCTCTGTCTCCGATACTAAGTTTATTCTCCTGCCACACTCCTGGCTTTATCAAAATGGCAGGACGGACGCCCATTTGAGATACGTTAACTGAAAAATAGTTTTCAATTATTACTTGAAAAGGTGCCTTAAGCGCCTCTTCAGTAGCCTCGGGAGCCCAGTAAAATTCTTTTAATTGTGGGTGCAATATATTGTCAGAGCTACTAAATAGCTGGCGCAGACAATCCTGCAGCACTCCGCTTACAGCAAGCCGGGAAGGAAACTGGCAACCTATATGAGCCTCTGGATTTAGCTCTGCAGGTTTGTCAATCTCAGTTGTATTAGGCTCGGCCATTCAGATAATTATAGTAAAAAACCTTTAGCGATGCAATCTACATTTTGCAGACCACGAAGTATTCGCTTTTATCTAGCTGATTTTCTTCAAGTATTTCAAAATTCGAGATGCCAATACTGAGCAGCAAGTTTCTAATTTCAACCTTGCTGAAATAGACAAATCGATCCTGCTGAAATACTCTTAGTTCGTCTTTTAATGTTTCTTTAAATACGGTAAAGATCAGTGTGGAGCTACATACCTTTTTAGCTGATTGCAGCAGCTGCTTCAAGATAAGTTTGTTTTTTAGCTCATCTCTGTCTATGTTGTAGGTAACCGTACCAAATAGGCAGACCAAATCGTATTTGCCGGAGACGGGAATAGCAGAATAGGTCGGACACTTGCAGTGCGCTAGAGCTTCTGGTCTGATATCTACGGCCTCGTAGTGAACCTTTATGTCCTTTAGTCTTAGCCAATCCTGTAAAAAACAAGGCCCAGAGCCTACATCAAGCACTGAGCTAAAAGAAAACCTATCCAAGATTGAGAATCTTTTTTCTGCTGCCGCTTTGCCGTAGCCGTTACTGAGTCCGTCTCTATATATGTCGTTTATAGAAAAGCTCATGTTAGCCCAGGATTTCCTGCTTTCGATTCTCCGTCAGCAGATTGATGGATACCAGATAGTCCAATCCAGCTAGAGTAACCTCATTGTCCGTCGAAATCTCTTGTGCAGCTCCGGCGAGTTGTTGGAAGTCGGCAACCTGAGGATCAGTAAGAGCCGCAGCTCTAAATGCAGCTCTCTCGTCTGCCGTAAATCGCAGCAAGAATTGATACGCCGTGTATGTTTTTGGAGTATGGGTTGGATTTCCGAAGAATCTTGGATTTTGATTCTCGTCGTAATTCTGGCCTATAAGGCAAGATTCGTTTTCTGATAGCGCTACTAAATATAGTCCGTCTCCTGGATTCCAGGAAAAATCGGCAATCGCTACGTTGATAACGGTATCTGTATTGGAATCAATTATTGCGCAACGCATAGATGCCTCTTAGTAAGCGATAATCAACACGTATCCATTTCCGCCTCTACCGCCAGAGCCAGTGGTTATATCGTTCAATGCCCCGCCTCCGCCTCCGCCTCCGCTACCGCGATAGCCAGCACCACCACTGTTTGCGGAAGTGGAACCGCCTCCGCCTCCACCAGGACCTCCAAATCCAGGACCAAGCACTCCACCAAACGGAGATCCTATAATCGCTGCTGCGCTGAGTGGAGGCGTTGCTGTGTTTATTGAGCCGCCATTAAGTACGTTAGTGTTTCGAGCTACATTGGGCCAAGTAACCGTAGAAGTGTTTACTGTGGGTTGGGTAATACCCCCACCAGAACCCGCTGCGCCCGCACCACCTGTACCTACTCCTCCGCCGCCTGCACCACCATTAGAATACGGATTAAGTACGGTAACACCAGTTCCGCCGAAGTTAGTACCACCGTTACCGCCAGCGCCAGCCGAAAATGTCGTTCCGTAAACCATTCTAACTGCTGCGCCACCTGATATACCGCTAGTATTTGATCCACCCTGTCCTAGTCCACCGCCAACTGCCGTGATAAGAGTGCCTGGTAGGCCTGGAACGGTAATGGTAGTGCTTGCGCCGCCGCCCCCGTTACTTCCCGAGGCATTATTTGTTATAGCGCCAGATCCGGCGGTTCCACCCGCTCCAATGGTTATTAGAAGAGTAGAACCTACGCTCAATCCTAGCTCTCGAACATCAAAGGTAGTTAATACAGCACAGCCTCCAGCGCCACCACCTCCACCGAAAGAGTTAGTACCAGATGCTCTTCGGCCTCCGCCTCCACCGCCGCCTCCACCGCCCACTGCAAGGATGGTCAGCTGCGTAGCGCCCGCAGGAATAGTGTAGCTGCCGCTAACATCAAACTCCTTTAATTCGATAGGGCTAGACCTAACACCTAGTGGAAATCCAAAAATACCAGTATTCATAGTAAACCAGACTCGACGATTACATTGAACGTTTCGGTATTGTTAGTCGAGGCTCTAAGCAAAGCAGTATTTCCACCAGGTAGAATGAATCCCGCCAATTCGTTTACTTCCATTCTAAACGCAGCAACAGAGGTGCTGGGAGTAATTGAAGGCACCAGCTTCTCGCAGATAAGTCTATTGGTGGTTCCGTTGTCTAGGGACAAATAGAATCTAATTACTCCGTTAGTAGTAGTTCCGGTTGCTTGAACTATCACTCTGGATATGCGTTCGCCTACTCCGGCAGCGGCAGAAGTAGCAGGCCCTGCTGCCACAGTGACTATAGTTCCAGTGCCGTCTCTATTGGTGTTTGCAGTAGTAAGCTGACTGTATTCCAGGTTTGGTTGTACCGTAAACTGTGCTGTTGTAGCCATATATATACCTCAGACTATTCCTCGTGAGTATAGAGAAAGTATCTCGGCGGAGCTTAAGTCTCCTCCGCTGGGAGTGTTCCAAGTAAGAGTTCCAGAGCCGTTTGTCGTAAGTACTTGTCCGTTAGAGCCTCGAGTAGTAGGGAAGGTATAGGAGTTGGCTCCTGCAGCGTAGAATGTAATTGTGTTGCCGGTGTCGTTGACTTCAAGTACATTGCCGTTGCCTCCTCCTTCCCAGTCTCCTATTCTGGTTATGTTTACTCCTCCAAATCCCATACTGCCGGACTGGTCGGAATTATTAAAGCCAAAATCAGTTGTATTGACTGAAAAGTAAAGACTATTTTCTACCTTGCTGTTAGTGTAGGTGCCGCCTAGACCGGCGCCTCCAAACAAATTAATGGTACTTCCGGTTGCGCTGCTGCCAATAGTAAAAGTTTGAGCAGCAATAGCACTGGCGGCAAAGTTTACGGTAGTAGCAGAGTCCGCTATGTTGAATGTGGAAGACGACGTGGTGATGTCGCCACCATTGACGGCCAGATCTCCTGCCACTGTCAGCGTATCAGTAGTCTTGTTGTAGGTGAGTCCGGCATCTCCACCAAATGCACTGCTGTCGTTAAATTGAACTTGAGTATCCGAACCGCCAGGAGATCCGCCGCCACCTGATACGGTGGACCATTTCAACGTGGCATCGTTGCCCGTCACTACATCTATGGCAAGAACTTGATTTGCCGAACCTACAGCCGTAGGCAAGGTGTATACGTTGTTATTTGCTACTGTAGTTGCCGCCGTAAGGGCTACGTAATTAGACGAATCGGAATCAGCAAATCTGAATTCTTTTTTGTCTCTAAGTGTCATGTGCCCAGAGAAGCTCTTTGCGCCGCTGATGGTCTGCGTGGTCGAGATGGTGACCAGATTGCTGGTCAGATCACTCATTGCAGACAATGACTTTACGGTACCAGAGCTGTTCTTAAAAAAGATTTTCTCGTCGACAGTGTTGATTGCCAACTCACCAGCCGCCAGCTGTCCACCCGTGGGAACAGCTGTAGAAGTTGCGCTTCTTTTAATGAGTACCGTATGGGCCATGGGAACCTGCTTTTAAAAATCGTCTTTAGTCGACTCTACTACAGCTGGCCTCTTAGAGACTGTTTTACTAGAAGCTTTTAAAGAAGCCTCCAGTTCAAAGATTCTGGATTTGGCGAGTGCCAACTGTCCGTCTAGATCTGCAATGCGAGCATTTGCTTGAGTCAACGCATTGCGCATAACGCTCTCGTCAGAAACCAACTTAGAGCTAGTACTGTCTAAATTGGACTTTATCTTGGCGAGTTCCTCTGTCAGATGTCGATTTTTTGTAAGCTCGACATGGAGGTTAGTCTCCAAAATCATGTTGGAGTTGAACAACTCCTGGCACTTTCTTTGAAGTACGGGGACGGCGACGATCTCTAAGTAATTTGGCTCTTGCATGAGGCCATCTTAGTATCAGTACCCACCGCCGTCAACTGTGTTTGTCCATGTTGGAACTCCAGAAGCATTTACTGATAGAATCTGGCCTACAGAGTTTGTCCCATCCCAGGTTCCTGCGGCAGTAACGTTCAGTGCAGAAGAGCCGTTGCCATAGATGACACCGTTGGACGTAAAGCTGGTGACTCCAGTACCGCCGTTACCTACAGCAACAGTGCCTGTTACGTTTGCTGCGTTTCCGGTAATATTGCTGTCCGTGAATGCTAATGTCTTTGTGGCAGATCCATTATAGAACTTTAAAGTACCTGCGTTGTTCCAAAGATCTCCGGAAACTGGCGCGGAGGGATCTGCAGCTGCGCCCGCTAATAGGATATTGGCGGTTGAGGACGAGGTGGTAACAGTGGTTACCTTGCCGGTCATTGTTCCGCCGGCCTTGGGTAGAGCGGCGTTTGCTAAATCATATGCAGACTTAACTGATGCTGGAGTGGCTGCAGTCGTTGTAGACGTCGAGCTGATGCTATCGGTCAGCTGCAGAATACCGGTCTGAGAGGTGCTGCCTGTGCGAACGTCCGCATAGTCGCCAGCAGTAACTCGGCCGTAAGAATCAACAGTAATAGATTTTGCAAAATTAATGCCTGCGCTGCCTATACTTCCAGTATAGCCAACTATTGCTAAGTCTATGCTGTCTGCGTTAACTACGATTCTGCCTGAATTGGCGGTGACTACGTTTAACGTGTTTCCTGATTTTGTGAGGCCGTCGCCTGCGGTAATCTGCCCGGCACCAGAAAACTGAGCCCAGTTAAGAGATGTACCAGAGCCTCCACCGATCACAATAGGAGCATTAGTGGTAAGAACCCAACCGGAATCCGCGTTTACTGTGCCTTCTTCTACAAAAGTAAATGCTCCTGGAGTGACTTCAACGTCAGAATCAAAGTCGGTAGCTCGATCCCAAACACCGTTAGATCCGGTACCTGCAGTAGTCACTACCCAAATACCATTCTGGGCTCCAGTGCTTTGGTCTTTGAGCAAAATTCTATCGCCGGCAACGAGAGTAACTCCATCGATAGAGTTAGTCGCTCCTGTGATCTGGCCTCTCGCTGAGGTGCCGCCTGTTGCAGAGTAGGTAACAGAGATATTGGCCGTAGACGCGACATGGACTGAGTCTTTTACGTCCAAGCCTGTCTTAACTGCATCTACATACTGCTTAGTAGCTGCATGCAGCGCTGAGCTGGGATCTGCAGCAAGAGTAATTGCTCCAGTCATCGTGCCGCCTGATTTTGGCAAAGCGGCATTAGCCAGATCATAAGCAGACTTTACGGAATTAGGAGTGGCTGCCGTAGTAGTCGAGGTGGAGCTAGTCGAGTCCGTAAGCTGCAGAATACCTGCAGAGCTAGTGCTTCCAGCAGCAACTGCAAACAACGCGTTGTCTCCGTGAGTAGCGTCGTTATTTGTTACAGTTACGGATAAAGGACTGGTGGCTCGTAGTTTAAACGTATCTCCGCCAGAGGCAGCAGCGGTGTTAGTGCCGTCTGTAATATTGGAGAACGCGTTTGCAGAAACGCTAGACCAACTAAGAGTGCCGCTGCCGTTGGTAGTAAGTACGTTGCCGTTAGAACCACCGGTAATAGACAAAGTGGTGGTACTGAACGTCTTTACTCCGGTCGGCGTTTGGTTAGTATCAAGTGTAAGAAACGCTCCAGAACCTCCGATCTTAATGACAGAGCTGGAGGCCGAGCTGTTTCCGCCCTTGCCGTAGTACAGAATGTCGTTGTTCTCGTTGAACGCCAATTCTGCATTTACAGTCTGCGATGTAGTTGGTGCAGTAGAGTCAGACGATCTGCGCTTAATACGAATTGTGTTTGCCATGACTTACCTTTCTATGTGAGCCTGGATTATAGTAAATTAAACTATAGATGCCAGCTTATACTATCTCAAACCAGGACATGTCTGCCAATATATTAGTATTACTACCAGTGCCTGCAGCTACAACAAGAGTAAAGGTATCGCTAACTCCAGCTAAAGTACGCCCCAACTGAAAATTAAAGCTATTTGCGGAGTTTATGTTTACAGTCTCTTTGTTGTTTATATAGCCTCCAATTATGTCCGTGCCGGTAGCACCAGTAGTGCCAGCAGTATGAACGCAATACGAAACATTGTTGTTGTAATGCGTAGTAAAAACGGGGGCAGTCCCGGTAAATGAGGGATTTAGAAGAACTCTGTAGCTAATCCAGGTACTTGAAGTTGCAGTTATGCTTATATCGGAAGGGATTATGACGCTGTCCAAACGTCCTGGAGCAAGACGTATTGACAAAACAGGTCTGTAGTTTCCATGAGCTCCTAGATCTAGAGGCGTTGTGCCGTTAGAAATATTGTATCGTCTACTAAATCCCTCGTATCCACCATCGGATATCACGCTAGAGCAGATCTGCTTTGCTGTAGAGTTGGCTAACGTAGTATTTACGTTTTCAATCTCTTGTCGCAACGGCAGTACCGCAGTGGTCATATAGGTGGTTGGTTTTAGATTCTCGTTATGAAATATATGGGCTACTATGGGACGACCGTCGACTATAAAGCCCACTCGTACGTCGCCTACTCCGAGCCACTCAATATCCATCCACAGAATGTTGCCTTTGGTTAGGTCTATCGTTCTACCTGAGGGACCGGTTCCATTGAACTTATCTCCATTCCAGGACGATTGAGCTACTTTTGTTTCCTGTATAGCGCCAGAAACAAAACTTCTAAGAACTAAGTAGATCGTGTTGTCTAGTTGCTCAAGAAATATTCCATTCTCGGCACCAAAGTATCCAACGCGTTGTCGTAGATTTGGTTGGGCTGCGGCAAAGACAAACGTGGTGAATATAAGTAATGACTTTCCCGGCTGATACGGGAATACTCTCTTTGTCTCTCTAATAACTCTGGCTTTAGATAATGTATTTACAGACAGATCTATTGCACTTTCGTTCGGCAGATATGTAACGGATCCCCCGGCGGTCGTAGAGGTAGACCATTTGTCGTTCTCCTGGTATCTATGCTGCGAATCAAAAATGGTAAATGGATTTGATACTCTAAGCCGGTTAAACGCATCTACGGCGTTTGGTACAAATCCAACCTCATTGTTAAAAAGATAGCTCATATGATTCTCCAGCCAGAACGATAGATAAATTGCAATGCGCCGTTATTTAGATTTAAAATTACAGAAGCCTGATTGTCTATCAGTCCAGTAGCGGCAGTTATAGTGATTGCTCTATTGACGTATCCAGCTTGACCAGACTCATCTTTGACTGTGAGCATCTGACCAGTTGCAGGATTGCTTGGCAACGTAATGGCAACGGTGCCGGCGTAGTTGACTCCGATATACGCATCCGTGATCAATGCCGAATAGCTGGACGAAGTCACAACAACAGTATTCGACAAACCTACTGAACCGGCTGGACCCGTAGGACCGGCTGGACCCGTAGGACCGGCTGGACCCGTGGCCCCAGGGGCCCCAGGAGCCCCTGGAGAACCGGGAGGCCCTGGAGGACCCGGAATACCCGGAGCACTTGGAGTGGCAGGGCTTGTGTAGTTAGGTACTGCCCACTCAGGAGTTGGCAGTGGCGCTTTGACAGTGCTTGTTGCAAATGCCGTAGAGGGAGGAGTAAATCCTTCTTTGTTCAGAGACACCAGCAAAGGCACTATGTCTACCAGTGGCATTTCCTTGATCTGCATCTTGGCGGCAACTGGATGCAGGCCCAATCGCCCTATGATCGAGTAGTCTTTGATCTCGTATAGACGGCTAGTCTCAGCCTCCATCCACAGGTCTCTACTTGCTGCAACTGGAAATACCAGGCATCGGGCTTCAATGGCTCTGATCTCCTGAGGACCGGCAACGCTAGGCTGATCTCTTTGGTCCTCAGTACTCATAGCCAGTACTGGAAACTCTACTCCTGGAAAGTAGCCATCCTTGAATCCCGTGCCTGCGCAGTCACGGCACATGCTGTGGACCAAGATGCCGGTATTCTTGTCGGTGCAGCTGCAGGCGGGACCATAGTATCTACGTTTAAATAGAAAACCCTTGGCAGCTCCTCTGTCGTTTCTCAGAGCCAGGTTTTCCTTACGGAGCAGCTCTCGTACCAGCCCCAGGTTTTTATCGTTTACGTTTCCCTGCAGTCCCCGCGCAGGAGAGTAGTATTCTCCAGCTGGAGTAGTCAGCTTTACTCTGTAAAAAGCCGCAGAGGGCATACCGGCATCTCTGAACTTTACGTCCATGAGATAGTCCACCTTCTGGCCGGAGCTTATGACGTAGTATTCCCCCGTATCGAAGCCAGTGGATATAGGGCTGAACTGAAGTTCAAATGTGTGCGGATATGGATCGTCGAACCGGGAGTCTAATACCCACGATACTGCAGTACGACCTAGTCCATCATAGAGAATGCGCAGGTCCTTGAAAGGCTCTCCCATAAATCACCTCAGACCTGGTCGTATGGGCCAGGCAGCCAGGCAAAACCGCCCATGATGTTGATCTCGAATTTCTTCTCCTGGCAGAACATCTGGAACTTTGCTAATTCCTGTTCGGCCATCTGAAGGTAGGTAGCTCCCTTGTTCTTGTCGTCTACGCTAAGACCTCCAGAGCTGTAGGGCAACTGGTTTCGGAAGTAGTGGTACGACGCGATCTTCATCAACTCTCCGATAGTGGCGTTGATGTGCGCCCGGCGCCAGGGAAAGTTGTGTATATCGTACTGTCCTACGTCGGGAGACATGGAATTCCAGGCGTCGATAGGCCGAGTGATGCAGAAGGCGATCTCGTTGTCGCTGAACTCTACGTCATTTAACAGAGTATTGGACTCCGGATAATCCCGTAGCGCCATGCGGATCTCCGCTACCGTCACTGGTCGGTTTATCGAACTGATCTTGGGTGTGATCTCAAGATACCTGGGAGTCTGGTATATGAGCTTGCCGTCCAGGTTGTAGACCTGAATTGATGCAAGGTGCAAGCCTGGATCAGACAGAATGTTCGGCGGAATGTATATCTCAATCTCGCCGTAATCCGAACGAATTACGGTGACGTCTATCTCAGTGTAGTTCTCGTTGAATAGAGATTCCCGCACTACATAGCGCAACTTCATATCCACTATGTTCAACGGATTGTTGTCAGGAGTGAATATCTGCGTGCGAAAGAAGGCGGCTCCGTCCTGAGCAACCTGGTCCACCGGCAAGTAATTAGACTTTGATCTATAGGGGCTTGCCGGGATCTTGTGTCGGTTGGCTCCAACGACTACCGCCACTGGGCCCAAGACGATATTGCTTTGAGTGCTAGGGTAGGGCATGGGTTATACCGTCGTTATAGTTCCAAGAACGTTGCAGGAAGCGGCAATGGTATTTACGGTGCTGGAATAGAAATAGCCGTCCCAATACTCCTCTGGCTCCGGAGTATAAGCATACGCAAAAGCTCTGGCTGTGACTGGATTGGTCTGGAGTCTCGTGATGTCTCCGGTCTCCTCACCTCCTACGGTCACTGAGGCAAAGCCATAAAGCTCTCCTCTGAAGGTGGTCGTAGCGCCAGAAGTTCTGACGGACTCATAGCTATCTAGAGTCGCTGAGGAGATCAGCACAGATACCTGAGTTGCCGTAATTACAAATCTATTTGGAGTGACGCTTTTGGTAACTGTCTCAATAACGGCATTTGGATTCGGACTACCCAACGCGCCGATCAATCTAGCATCGTAAAGTTTAAACACAACGTCTTGAATGTCTGGTATGGCTATATTGTGAAAAAACCGCTCCGTAGGAAAAGACATGTAGAAGTCTTCGCCTACGGGAATAGCGGTAAATACAGTATTGCTTGCGTTTCCAGCTGACATAGATGCAGTAATTATAGCACGCCAGCCGGTAGAAAACTAACGTTGATTATTCGGCAGGTTCTGCAGTTACTACCACTAGTGTTGCAAAGTTGCCGCCAACGTTAGAGTCCTGAATAGCCAGAGTCTTTATTGGCTGAGTGCCGTTGGCAGAACTTCCATAGGTAAACGTATATGAGTTGGTTAAGTTTGTGGTGATCGAGTTTGCAACAGGCAACGGTCTGGCAGATTTTGAGAAATCGTTCACAGTAAAGTTTAGATACTTTGCCGGATCTTTAAATCTGTTTAAAATCTCCGCTCTGTTATTTCGACAATAGGTAAGGTTGCAGGCGTTATACAGCTTGCCAGTAAAGACTATATTTCCGGCAACGTCTCGGCCTCTCACGTCTACGACCATATTGTTTTTTGCCAATCCTCTTACGTCTGTTTCAGAATATACAAAGTATATTTCGTTGGCAACATAGGCTAGTGGTACGGAGACTCCATTACTCACAGGATTATCGTAGGTTCCAAGCCCAGTATAAGCAGGAAGATAAGGCGTTGGCTTGCCGCCGTATGCGTCTGGACCATAGTTGTCGATCAGTGCGCAGAACTCAAGACGCCAAGTGTTTTGATTACTTAAACGACAAGCTACAATTATTGGATGCGGATTACTGTTAGTGTCGTAGGTAATGATTCTATTATTACTGGCAAGGTTGGAGTAACTGGAACCTGATGCGATCAGCTCAATGGTATCTGTAGGCTTTACTACATACTCTGCGGCTGTTGATGCTCTACTGCCAACGCCGACAACTTCCCTAAGGGCTGCCGAATAGTTAAGTCTGACTTCTCCAGCCGCAGTACAGCCCACTCTAGCGGTAAGTAATCCGGAAGTCTCGTAGATATAGGTACTGCCCGGTCCCTGAATCCAAGTAGGGAATACTGTACTAGAGGACGGATCAAGAAAAGATCCAATCTTTTGCTCTAAATTAGAGTTCCATAGCCAGCCATTTGGATATACCGGGTTACCCATTAAAAAAGTGTAATACGGAATAGCTCCAGAGAGTGCTTCCTGCTCTGGATCATTAAGTATGGCGTTTGGGGCTATGAGTACAGGTCTAGTAGCAGATGTAGGATTGCTGGATACGTTGAAAGCCTGTACTGAAACCTTGTAAGAAGACACCTCCCAGTTGGGAGTATCAAAGAACAGATTTACACGCCTACCCATGGTCCAACCTGTATCGTAGGTTGGCAAATCTGTATTTGTATTAAATCCAGGTGCAGGCCAAGGAGCGTTGGTACCATCCATTGTGCTAGGAAAGCTTAATGGAAAAGGCTGAAATCTATGATCAGCCGCGTTTCCTAGGATAAGGTATCGGGTATACGTGCTTCGCTGGAAGCTCATTGTGCCTCCAAGACTAGCTAATTGGATTTATCGTGATCGCAATCTGCGGATAGGAGGTAGCAGTGCCGGAGTTTATAAGGGCTAAGCATCTATAAGGCTCGGATCCAGCTACGTAATCTCTGTCGATTGTGATTCGCTGCGAGTTAAAAGCAGTAGTAGTTACTGTAGGCAGAGGACGGAAATTGGCATTAGCCCAGGCTCTTGATACTTGTAGGAATCTAGTGGGGTCAAATAGCTTAGCTACTACTCCTGACTTATTGTTACTGGAGTAGGTTAGATTGACGCAGCTTACTAGGTTGCCGGTAAATACTGGAGTGCCGCCGCTATCCTTACCTACAACTGTAACTGCCAATCCGTCAACCGCCAGTTTTCTGAAGTCTGAGGCGCCGTACTTTAGGACGTACTCGTAAGAGGTCTCTGTAGCAGTAAGGGCGCCGGTTGCCGTAGAGGTAGGGAATCCCGTTGCATCAGATCCGACAATTACTACTCTACCAGTACCGTCTAGATCCAACGAAGCGTTAAATTCGACGTAGTAGCTGTCAGAATTGTTTTTAACTCTTGTTGCCAGTACGGTTAAATTTGAACCTGTAGTAAGGTTATCTGCAATGTGCCCATTAGTGGCAACATCTAGAATATCTGAGGGCTGAACCCAGGCAGAATTTGCCGCCGAGGCTCGGGCTCCAACAGGAACTACGTTTGTTAAAATACCGCAGTAAGTTACGTTTATAGCGGTATTTAGAGTGTTCGCAAAGGCAACATTTCCACGTATGAAGTGGTTAGTTACATTTGCCACCGTGTCTACGATCATAACGTTAGGGGCAGCTAGAAGCGGAGTTCCAGCAGCGGTATGAGCGTACTCTAGATTGATGCTAAAGGTGCTTGAGGGCCAGGCCGGAGTCTCAAAGAAAATATTAACAGCCCTACCTGAAACCCATAAAGAGCTGTTAATAACTGGAGCGCTAGTACTAAATGCCTGCGGAGCAACTGTAAGCTCGTTGGCAGTAGGGCTGGCAGGAGTGCCTCGATCCTGAAGTTTCAGATATCGAGTTACAGGAGCCTGATGGAAGTTCACTTGAACGCTCCTTTCGAGTAGTTATTAGCTAACTACATCAAGGAACGTAAGGAGCTCCTCGTCAGAAACACCACCGGGGACGTCTGCAGCTGCAGCCTTGTTCATTGGAGCTACTGGAACGCCAGCGGCCTCAAGACCAGAATCAAGAGCGTGGTTCATGGCAGCGAGGGAGAGCTTGATCTGACCTTCGCTAGCGTGCTTGACGTTGAGGTTGCCGACGATGGTGTCGATGAGGGCATCGACTGAAACGCCGCTGGAGACCATTGCTGCAAACTTGCCATTGAGCTGCAGAGCATGGGCAAGGTCTGACTCGGACTCAAACTGAAGACCGTGTTCGGCGCAAGCCTTTACGAACTCAGGAATGTAGTAAGTGCCAACAAAGCTCTGGAGGGCAGCGATCTTACGGGACTCGTTGTTTTGAGTATCTGACATTTGAGATTCCTTTTTGGAGTATTTTGCCTTAGCCTCAGCTAATTGCTTCTGGTAGTTTTTCTTGAAGCCTGCCGGATCGGGCTTGTCTGCACCGATGGAAACCAGGTGCTTGTACATAGCCTCGATGAATTCTGGGGAATTTGGATCTGTAGGGCCGTCTGAAAACATTTTCGTATCCTTGGTAATTCCTACGGGGGGATTTCTCCCCCCGTAGGTGTTGCATCATATCTTTGAATTATGCGAAGTCAACTCGGGAGACGGCTGCAGCATTTGCAATACCGCCACCAAGCATCTCGTAGGCGTACCAGGAGAGCATTGGACCTTCACGCTTGACGAACATGGTGGTGTCCTCAAGGAAGTAAAGGCGACCAAGGAACTCAGGTGCAGCAAAGAGGAACATGCTGTTGTTGGGGACGAGGTCGTCCTTAATGGTGGTGATCCAGTTGAGGCTGCACCACTTGGTTGCCTCGCCTGCCCAGCCATTGACCAGAATGTTCTGAGCCATGTCGCCACCGACTTCTTCACGAGTCCACTTCTCGAACTCGAGAGCAGTCTTCTGGTTGACAAGAGCGGTCTGAGGACGGAGGCGAGCGCCTGCGGTCATCATGAGCTTCTTGGCCTCAACGACGTTCTCACGAGTGAGACCGCCGGAGAGAGTCTTCCATAGCGTGATGTTGGTGCCGTTTGGACCGTAGGGAACTAGCTCGTTTGCGGTCATGAGGTCGTTGGAGAGCAGCGAATTGATCGTCTGGATGAACTTGCCGTCTTCCTCTGCCTGGAGATCCTTGAGCGCATTGTCGCTAATGACCTGACGGATGTCGAGATCATAGTCGTGAAGCTCCGCAACGTCCTTGTTGAACATTGGAGTTGCAATGCGGCTGAAGGTAACGAGCCAACGCTTACCGTAGATGTAGGTTCCGCTGGGGAACTCACCGAAGGGAATCGACATCGCTCCAGGTGAATCTGGCTCGAGTTCGACGACCTTGGACGGCTTATCGGTGGAGACCTGCTTGGTGAGGTCGTCGCCGGTAATGGTCTGAGCGGGGAGAATCTTGCGGAGGAAACCCTCTTCACGAAGCTTCATGCGGATGTAATCCGACGTAGCGCGTGCAACTTTGATAGTTGACTCTGGGTTAAACTCCATCTGGTCGATGTGCTGACGAACTACTTGGTTCGCCCGCTTTTCCATATCTGAAAGATGTTCTAGTGCCATCTGTATTTACTCCTGGGTAGGTTTAGGTTTAGGTTTAATTTGAATTAGATTGCTGGCCACCAGTTGACGTAGAAATAAACCATATTTACGCCGTACTGGTTCTTGGCTACGCCTGAAGTAGCAATACCAATGACCTGGTTGGTGTTTTGAGTGGCATTTATGGCGTAGCCGTATGCACTTGGAGTACCGGTGCTAGCAAAAGTAGCAATCTTGCCTGCTGCGGAAGTGCTAGCCATAAGTAGTTGACCTGCGGTGGGAGCACCGTCGTACTCAGTGGTACCGAGCTCGTATGCGCCGGTACCAACGAGGCAGCTAACGCCGACTTCGCCCTGAGCGACTTGAGTAGACTTCTGAGCAGCCATGTTGCCCTGATAACGAACTGCATCGTTATCTTCGATACCGCCACGTGCAAAGAGTGGCATTGCATTACCGGTAGCTGCACCCTTTGCAAACTGGCCGCTGGTGTTAAGGTAGCCGATAGCGCCAGCAACAACACCAGTAGCGGTGGTGCCGTTATAGCCAGCAACGGGGCAAACGCGAGAAAGTTGACGCTCATCCCACCATCCACGGACGGGATCGAGCATGTTTGTGGTCATCTGAGTTAAGTTCTTGTAAGGCATTGTTTATTCTCCGAATCTTGGATTCGTATAGTGTAGAACAGAAGTTCTTTCTTTTCAATTTAGCTGAGGAGAGCCTCGCACCAGGCCGACGAGGACTGGTTGCCAGGAACCGCAGCGGATTTTGCGGAAACAGAGGAAGGAACACCTACCGCAAGATTACGAGCCTGGCCCACTTCGGCCTGAAGGGCAGCAATCTTGTTGGTAAGAGACGCGATAGTCTTGAGAGCGCCATCATTTGTCATGATGTAGTTTGCGAACTCAGACTGACGAGCTGGATCAAGTCCAGCGTGTTTGACAAGGTCTGCAACCCGAGCTTCGGCTTCCTTACGAGAAACCGGGCTTGGAGTTGCAGTTGGCTGGGGTGCGGAGATAGTCGAAACCATCTCAGGCACACGCTCCATGAAAGATGCGATCTTTTCTAGCGCTTTAACTGGAATTTTAATATTACTCACGACTGAATCCCTTTATAGATTGAGTTAAGTTCATTGCGAAGACGGCTGGCGGAACGCAGAGTCTGGAACTTTGCGCCTGCGCGCTTTACAGCACCGTCACAAGTCTGAAGGAAAGAAACCTGAGCTGCGGAGAGCTTGGTAGGATCTACCTTACCTGCAGCAATCAGAGCAGAAGCCTTGGCGTAGGAGCGAACATCGGACTCCTTCATGCCTTCCTGTTGCATGAGTGCCATAAGAGCAGCTTCATCCTCAGGAGTCATTGGAGGCTCTTGGCCCTCAGCACCCATCATGGCAGGATCCATCATGGCGGCCATCTCGTCTGGAGCGCCACCGCCTGCTGGCATTGCAGCCATGTCCATAAGTGCTTGCTCGGCAGCAGCCTCTTCGTCAGAAGAAATTTCCTCTTCTGATTCGGGAGACTCCTCCTCGCCTTCCTCTTCCTCTTCCATCATTTCGTCTTCTGCGAGCTTACGAAAGGTGCGGCCCTTGCGGGAAGAGCCCTCCTTCTCTGCTTTAATCTCGGCTTCGAGTGCAGCAGCAGCCTTCTTTAGCTTCTTGAGCTGAGACATCTTCTCCTCAGCGTCATCGCCTGGCTTCTTGTCTGCCCAGTCTGGAACGCCATCGCCGTCGGCATCTGGCTTCTTCTTCTCAGACTTTTCGGCAGGCTTGGCATCAGCCTGAGCGCCGGCCATAACTTCTGCAAACTTAGGAGTGCCGTCGATCTCAGCAAGAATGTCGTAAGCTGCGATCTTCTCAGCCATGCCGTGAATCTGAGCTGCGGCTGCGGCTTGCTTCTCGGCCTGAATTACTGGAAGAACGTGAGGAGCTGCAAACTTGTCCATGACAGCGGTAACAGACTGAACAAAAGACTCAGCATCACGAGCGGCTGCAGTCTTCATGTCCTCGCGCATGGACAACATGTCACGGATGGCCATCTCGCGAATTGCAGCCAACTTAGCTGCAGCGTCCTTGCCCTGCTCCTTGGTGAGAGGGATGTTGCCATCGTTATCAGCGTTTACTGGATAAGCAGCGGTGCCCTTAGCATCCTTCTTGCTGTTATCTGTTGCTTCTTGGTCTACGTTACCGGTGACGTAAGAGTCCGCCTTCTGAGAAGCCTTAACGATATTGCGAAGTTCTGCAGCAAGGCTGCGAGCCTCTGCAATAAATGCATCAGCGGCGTTCTTACCCGAGGGGTGAGAAGAACCGGGATCGTTGTTGTCATTAAGGTTGTACTTACGCTCGACCTCTGGTGCTTCACCAGATGGGCGAACCTTTACACCCTTGTTGTGTCCAGGATCCTTCTGCTGACTACCAGCTTCAAGCTTGGTGTCGCTGTCGGTTCCGAGAGGATACATTGCCTTGTTGTCAGCGGTGTTTTCTGCGTAGCGATGACCAACAACTGCAGGAGAGGTGTGGTCGTCAGCTGCAGAGTTGCTGCCGCTGGGGTGTGACGTGTTTAGAATGCTCTCGCCTGGATTCTCAGCGCGCTTCTGAGTAAGGGCGCGAAGCTGTTCGACTAAAGCGCGGTGTTCAAAGCTAGTGGCCATAATGGTGTAGTTCCTTTACGTTTGTATTTATTCTACAGTGTTCTGACAAAATCCGCAAAAAATCAAATCATCTAGGTCGCTAGCGGAGGCAGCGGACTTGATGGAGTTAAGGGTCTCAAGCTGGTAACGAATATACTCTTTTGCCCAACTTGTGTCAATGTCGGAGGATAGCTTAATTGGGTTGGACTTTCCAATTTGAGTTCCGGCAATACGACCCATCAACGGAGTAGTGACGGATCTGTACGGGCTAATGCTGGAGCACAGCTCTGCAATCTTGCCGGAAATCTTCATAGTTGCAGGCTCATACAGCGAGCTTGAAACTAGGTCGTCCGCATTAAATTCTCGTAAGGCGTCTGCAACAGCAGATTTATTAAAATTAGCAGCCTGACTAGAACTCAACTTAGATCCCGTCATTAATGTGTAAAATTCTGCTGGACGCAGCATTACCCCATTATCAGACAATCCACGCATTACAGAGTCTAGGTGGGTTGGGATATAGCTAGATAGTTTCTTGACAACGGTATCGACGTCTTCCTGATTATCTAGTACGACTGGGCGCATAACGCCGTCGATGCGCTTCTCCATCTTGGAGATTTTTTCAAGAATTTTACGCTTGTCTTCTGCTGACTTAAAGCTGCAATTAAGCGTAGCCTCTATACCTTGAATATCATTTAAAGTATAGCCTAGCTCTTCAGCTAAAGCAGCACCGCCTGCAACTCCAGTAGATGCTTTCTTTAAAGTATAAGCAACTCTATCGGCAGGACGAATAACTCTAGAG